GAGGCTTGCCGCCCGGCATCCCCCACGAGCCGTCAGAGCGCTGCTGGAGGAGGAACCGGTACTTGCCGTCCTCATCACGTGCGCGCAGCAGCAGCCACACCAGCCGGGAGTCATCATCCTGCGTTGCGGCTTTCCCCAGGCCTGCCAGCGGAGGCACCACGTCAATCCCTGCGGGGGCCGGGATGCACCTGCACTGCGGGTGGAACGGGCCGCCCTGCCCCCCGCCGGGGAAGATCGCATCGAGAGGGATGACGCCCTCTTCCTTCGCGGCCATGCACTCGTCGCAGGTGTCATCAGGGGCCACCAGCAGGTGCTTGTGGGAGACACCGTGATCCTTGTAGCACTGCAAGGCTCCAGCGTTCATCGCCCGTGCGACTTCGGTCCGGGCGATGACCTCGCTGCGGGCGGTGGAGTTCCCTAGCCCCGTCCGGGAGATCTGCTCGAGCCAGTGGGCACCCTCGGTGTCGACGAAGGCCTGCATGTTGCCGTTGGGAACGACAGTCCCGGAATCGTAGGTCTTGACGTGCCCCAGAAGCTCGCCAGCGCTGTTGTAGCCCAGCATCCACGCCTTCTCCCACATGGGAGTCATGACGTCGAGGAAGGTCTCCCTGACGGCCTCGGAGACGAGGCCGCGCAGGGTGCCCGAGTCGACGAACATCTTCCCGGTGGCGGCGTCCTTGCGGATCTCGGAGCCCTTTACTTCGGCGTCGTGGAATGCTTCGGAGATTTCCTGCTTGTAGCGTCCGACGAGGCCGAGGTCATGCTTCCAGCCGGGCCAGTGCGGCGCGGCCTTCACGACTTCGGTCCAGGTATCTTCCTGGTGAGGGTCGTCCTGCCACTCGTACTCGGACTTGGCCAGGCAGATGTCCCCGGCGGCTTCCACCGCCACGTCGATCAAGATGCCCTTAGCCAGGTCCTCGGAGATCGTCGCCATGACCACCCCGGGGATGTGCCGGGGTTCCCACGTGGAAACGTCGCGGCCCTTCCGCAGGTGCCGCTTCAGCGCGTCCAGTTCCGACGCGACAGCCTTCTTCCGGGACCCGGCCACGGACGACCGGGAGGTGGTCCCCCCAGTGCGGGGCGTCGGTGACTGGATCGCGCCCGCGGCGGCGGAGTGGCCCGGCGTGGCGGCTTCCCGGTGCGGCGCGACCGGCGCGGGGTGGCTGCCATTCGGCCGGGTCTGCCCCCCGCGGCGGACGGACGGCTGGCTGGTACGGGACCGGGACGACGTGGTGCGCTGCCCCGAATTCGTCCCCTGCCCGCCGCCCTGCATGTTCGCGATCAGCTGCGGCGCCATGCTGAACGGGATCGGGCCCTGCGCCGTGAACACCACCGGCTCCGAGGTCTCCTGCAGGCCCCACGGGGGCATGTCCAGGCGTTCCCGCACCTCGTCAATCGAGGAGATGCCGTTCTGCACCTGCTCCACGCCAAGCGTGGTGATGGCCTGCTTGTCCTCGTCGTCGACCAGGCCCTCGAACGCGAACTGCATGTCAGGCTGGCCGCAGATGTCCTGCAGCACGTAGTTGAAGATGTCCGTCAGGAACAGCAGCAGCGGCTTCGTGGACTTGCGGGTCTTCGCATCCCGGCCGGCCGCGCCGAACCGGACCGCTGACGCGTTCGCGCCACCGCCCGCGCCGGGGCTGCCGACGTTCGGGAGCAAGCCGAGCTCGTCGGGAGTCACGTCGAACGCCATCGTGACCTGGGTCTGCACGAGCGTGTCGAACGTGTCCGCGAGGTCCACGGCCCGCTGCGGCATGACCTTGGAACCGGGCGGGAGGACGATCACCTTCAGGTGATACGCAGGATCCCCAGATATCCCATTTAGAGCATCTTGCAGCTCACGGACCTGAGTCGGCGTCATGTTCGGATCACCCGGCGAAACGTAACAGCCGGGAATCGATCCTTCGGTAAAGAAATCGAGTTGATACTCCTGCTTCTGCAGGCCCGAGACGATCGGGAGGAGTGCCTGCTCGACGGGCGGCATGCCGTAGGGGGTTTCGCGGCGGGTGACGAACGGGGCGTACAGCATCGTGTCAGCCCGGAACGAGTTCACCTCGGCGCCGGCGAGGCCGTAGTCGTCGATGTCTGTGCCGGCGATGACCGTCTGGTAGTCCGACCGGGGCACCCCGTAGAGGTATTGTTGATAAGAAGGTGCAGGCGGGCGGGGTTTTCCGCCATGCATATCGAGTAGGGGACGAACCGTCGGGCCACTCACAAGCCTGAGCGAGTCTAGGTCACTGCCAAGCAGTCCCCTGCCGAGACCCTTACCGTATTTAGGCCGGAACACCAGGCACAGCGCGTCATAGGTGAAGATTTCCTCGAGCAGCGCATCCAGGAACATGCCGAACGAGAAGAAGTCCGGGTCCGGGTGCCGGAAGAACTTCGTGGCCTTCGCGGCGCGTTCCCCGAAGTCCCGCATCGCCTTGTGGTCACCCTGGTATGCCTTGGCGGCCTGGGTGGTCATCTCGATCTGCCACTCGAGGCCGCGGATCTCGTCCTTGCGGAGCTCGATGCACCTGCGGGCGACGGAGTACTTGTTGGCCAGGGTGTATAGCTGGTCGAACGACGCGAGGGACAGGCCTTCGGTGCGCGGGAGGGTCGGCAGGTTCCACCCGACGCGGGGCTGCCACCAGCGCGGGTCCGGGAATTCGCCGCCGGGCGGGGGTGTGTCGACGGGGACGGGCTGGATCGGGCTCATAGGCCCGAAGGCGCCGTCCGTGAAGACCCTGGAGGGCCTTGGGAGGAACGGGCCGTAGCCGGTGGCCGCGTGCGGGTTGCCGTACATGGCGTTCGCGGCGACCTGGTTCATCCCGCCCCACCCGCCGCTTTGGGGGGCAGGGGTGTAGCGGGCGCCGCCGGGCACGGCCTTGAGCGCGGCGAGGACGCCTGAGGTGCGGCTCATCGCACCCCCCGCGCTTCCGGTGTCAGGTCAGGTGCCCTTACTGGCCGGAACTGACAACGTAGTGGATGGCCACCGTGGTCGCCGCGGTGCCGACGGTGGCGTATATCTGGTTTCCCCGGGAACCGGAGAAGCACTGGAACGTGACCGGGTAGGTGGGCACGGAGAAGCCGTTGCTCGTGGTGACAGCCGTGGACAGGCCGGTGTATACGGCCCCGGTCGGGGCGTACATCGTGACCGCGCACGGGCCGGGGGGGACGGTGAATACCGGGACCGTCCCGGTGACGGCCGCTTGTCCCATTGACAGAGCCATGCGCTGGTCCTTTCGCGGGACAGTCCCGGCCTCGGAAGGCTCAGGTGGTGATCTGCAGGATCCCGCCGAGGAGCACCGGGATCTCGGGCGAATCCGTGATCTTCAGGTACATGTAGTACGTCCCGAGACCCAGGGTGATCGTCCCGGCCGGCCCTACCAGGCATTTCGCCGAATAGGGGAACAGGACGCTGGACGTGTTGGTGTCCCATGACGCGGCTACCCAGTCGCTCAGGCCCGGCGACTGGGTGGCTTGCGGCATGAAAGCGAACTGAACGCTGTCACCGGTCGGGTTGTACGCGACCCCGGACCGGGTGGCCTGGACGGGTATGAAGACGTACTGGGTGGACAGCTGCGACATGCCGATCGCGTCGAACCCCACACCCCTCCCCGGCTTTTCTGTCAGGAGGAGGTTTCCGGCACCCCGGTATCCCACTGGAAGCCCGGGTTTCCCGTGTCCCATTCCGATGCGAGACCCGGGGTTCCGGTGTCCCACTGGAAGAAGGGGGAGCCGAGGCGGTACAGCGACGGGCCGGAGGGGATGTTCTCGACCGGGCCGCCCGGGTTCGAGGCGGTGCGGCCCCTGGGGGCGTTCTTCGGGATGACCGCCCTGGCCGGGTGGACAGCCTGCCGGAACACCGGTCCCGGGTGCGGGTTGCGGACAGGCGCTCCGGGGTTCCCGGTGATGACCCGGCCGCGGGGTGGCAGCGGGCGGCGTGCCACGACCGGGCCGTGAAGCGGGTAGACCGGCGCCGGCCTGGGAGCAGGAGCGACCGGGATGCCCGGGTTGGAGGCGACCCGGCCCCTCGGCGGGAACGGCAGCCGCGCCCGGACAGGTTGCGCCGCCTGCCGGAACGCCGGGCCGGGGGCGGGATTCCGGACAGGCGTAGCCCGCACGACCAGGGTGCGTCCCCGCATGACCACGGGGAGAGCCG